AAGCTTCATCATTTCCCGCAGGTAGGCAGATATGCAAAACAATGTCGTGTTATGCGCATTGCAGACAAGCCCACTTTAGAGGATTTAGAGGCCATTGGTCGCGGCAATCTTTCTTATGATGAATCAAAAAACGGCCTTATTGTTTTAGATGAGTGTGGCACGTGGTTTAATTCCCGCAACTGGAGTGATAAAAGTCGCCAGCCTGTTATAGACTGGTTTTTACATGCCCGTAAATTAGGCTGGGATGTAATTTTTATTATTCAGGATATTTCCCTGATGGATAAGCAGGCACGCGAGGCTTTAGCCGAACATGTTGTTTATTGCCGTCGATTAGATAAATTAAATATACCTATCATTGGTGGTTTAATTTCGGTTCTTTCAGGTGGTAGATTGCCATTACCGAAAGTTCACTTTGGTATTGTTAAATATGGTGATAATCCTCAGTCATTAACTGTAGATAAATGGATTTATACTGGTACAGATTTATATGCTGCTTACGATACTAAGCAGATATTTACCAGTGACCGTGAATTAAGCCCGCCATTCTGCCCCGTTTCGCCTTATTACACTCATGGCATATTTGCCGTTAAAAGGGATGCTAAATATTATATGCGTATGACAAAAATCTATTTTAAGAAGATGAATCGTGTTTGGTTAATGGCTTCCTTTCTTGCTCTTGGTGCTGGCGTAGGGTTTTTTTATAAATCTCGCCAGATAAATGAGCAACTATCAAATATGCCTGTAGCGTCTGCTCAGGCTAATACCACTAAAACAGATCACACCATTGATGAATTGCCACGATTATCGATCAACTCATTTGCACAAATGGGTTATGATGTAAATGTAAGTTTTAAAGATGCAAAGGGAAAAATCTATTACTCATTTGATTTAATGAAATCTGGTTATGCCTTAGATATTAAAGATTCCTGTCATATTACATTGCGTAAACGAAACTACATTCAGCAAGTTACTTGTGAAGGCTAATTATGAAAACTTTTTTTGCTAAATTCATCGTCGCTTTATTTGCTTTTACTTATTTCTCTGCATTCGCGGAGCCTGTTACTTTAAACAATTCTCCTGTGCGCTCATTCGTTCAATGGTATTCATCCAAAACAGGAAAATCAGTTATTGTTAACCCTGATGTTAAGGGGAATATCACCGTATTTAATGCTGATGTTAACAACGCAAATATTGATGACTTTTTTAAGTCTGTCCTTAATGCTAACGGCCTTGTAGTTGTCGCTGGTAATCCTGCCGTTGTTTCCACACCTTTAACTAAGCTCGCGTCGCAGCCGTCAAATGAAGAAACCTATGATGATGAAAGTGACGGCGTAGCGTATGAGGCAGTACCGCAGTCGGCTGCGCCTGCTGTACCTGCCGATCTCACGGTACGTAATTTCAACGTGACGCGCGTTCGTTCTTCTGACGTTCTGCCGCTGGCTAAGATTTTCGTTGATTCAAATGGCGGCGGTAATGTCGTCGATTACCCAGGCAATAACAGTCTTGTTGTTTCCGGCTCAGCTCAGGTTATGCCTGCTTTATCCGATTTCATTACGTCAATTGATGTTGCCCGCGAACAGGTTCTGATTCAGTCCCTGATGTTTGAAACCAGTGTTTCTAATGGCGTGGATCTTTCTTTTGCGCTGGCTCTAGCTTCTGGCGGTAAAGTTGCAGGCGGTTTTAATACCTCAGCTCTCGGCACTGCTCTTTCTACTGCTGGCGGTAGCTTCGGTATCTTTAACGGTAACATTCTGGCGTTATCTCTCCAGGCTGTTCAGAGTGATTCTAACTCTAAGGTTATCTCTACCCCTCGCATCCTCACGCAGTCCGGCCAGAGTGGTTATATTTCAGTTGGCCAGAATGTTCCTTTTGTGACAGGTAAAGTCACTGGCGAGGCTGCAAGCGTTAATAATCCTTTCCAGACAATCGAGCGCCGCGACGTAGGCGTATCACTAAAGGTAACGCCGGTTGTTATGGGAAATGGTCAGTTAGTTCTCACCATCGATACTAAAGCCGACTCTCTCAGCAATCAGGCGATTGCCTCTGACATCATTACCAATCAGCGCCAGATACAAACCACCGTTCAGATTAAAGACGGTCAGACCCTGCTTTTAGGCGGCCTGATTAGCTCTAACCAGTTCGACAGCGATCGTTCTGTGCCTTTTATGTCGAAGATTCCTTTAATCGGCTGGCTTTTCCGCAGCCATTCAGACTCGAAAGATGATCGCACTATGTTCGTTTTGCTTACTGCTCACGTTATCAGGGCGCTTTGAGGGTGCGGGGTAGGTGCGTTAGCCCTGCCCCGTATCCTCACAGCGTCCCCTGACCCGTATCATTCGCTTATCGCCGTATGTGCTTCCCTGTCTTGTCCCTAAGGCTACGTATTGCCTCCCCGTTTAAATCGTCAAGCTATAAATCGTGGGGGCCCCATCGCCCTGTTAAGCTGCCTTTTTTCCTGCGATCCTCCCGCCTCTCTGTTGTCTGACGGTCGCAGACGAACAGGACGTTACAGCCATTGTTTTTCGTTCTGCTGGCTTCTTTTTTTGGGGGGTGTACTCTTGTTGCAAAATCGCAACGCAGCGGGGGTTAAATCATGCTGCACGAAAGTCTCACTTTCGGGATTTTGGTTTTTGGATTTCTGCTGCGGAGTCAGGCGGGGCGGGGTGAACGTGCAGTGTATGTAATACTGCAACGTTTGTCTCAATCTGATACCTCTCTACTAAACGCCTCCTTTCTTTTTAAGCTCTTTAATCATTTTCTTTTCTGCTAATTCTGTATAGTTTTCAATGACATAGTTTAAGTGAATCTGTCCATGTGACCTGTACGCCCGTACTTGTACTAATCCTGATCGCAGTATCACTCAGGTTTTTCTTTTTCTCGGTGGTGATACTGGCTGTTGTCCTAACTGGTTTTTTCATTTTATGCCTTTGAAAAATATAAAGTTTCTACCGAAAATAGGTTTTTAAGCGTAATCTTATTGTCAATAGATGTAAAAATTTTTGTTGCGCACGTTATTTTTCACGCTATCATGCCTGCATTGGATTTCATCTTGATACGTGTATACACGTATACATCACTAAGGGAATGCGTATGATTGATTGGGTTACAGCCGTCTTGCCTTGTCTGCATGTGCCTGTTGATGCTGGTCGCGTCCTCTCTGTTGCGCCGGATGGCTCTGTAGAATGGGAATCAGTAAAGTTTTCCCGCGTTACTGGCTCCTTTCAAAGCTCCATCAGTGTACGTTCGCAGGGTTCTGACGGTAATGGGAAAGCCACTCATTTATACGTTGATGGTAACCCGTCAAAGTGGTTGCAGGGTCATAATATCGTTGGAAGCGACGATCTCAACGGCCTTATGATTGCTTTTTACGCTCGTATGTTGTCACTACTCAATATACCTCACCATCTAGAATCGTATCGTCAGGTGCTTTCTGGTCAGTACGAGCTAAAGCGCGTTGACATTAACTACATGTTTGAGCTTCCTACGCTCATTGATGTACGGTCATGGTTACATGCTGCTGAGTTCAAGGCTAAGACTCGTCACGGGCGCCCGGCAACTGCAAAGGGCACTCTGTACTTTGGTAAAAATTCTCGCCGTTGGTCTATTAAGGCTTACAGCAAATATGATGAAGTAAATTGCGGGAAAAAAGCTCATGGCGTTCCCGAAGAAATTAAGAAAACTGGCCTTGTTGAATGGTCTAAAAATAAATTACGTCTAGAATTAACATTACGCGCATTGCAGCTTACTGATATTAATTTAAACTTTGCTAAAAACTGGTCTACTGAAACTGCATATACTGTTTTTAAAGAATATATGGGGCGTATCGAAATGAGCGGAAATACTTTACTTACTGATACTCAAGTTATTAATTTACCGTCTGCGCTACGTATGACTTATGTGTGCTGGAAACAGGGCATTTGTGTAACAGATATGGTATCTCGCGCCACTTATTTTCGTCACCGCAAGGTTTTAAAAGAATTTGGTATTGATATTGCTGTTACTGTTGATCGTGTTGATAATAGCAACGTTGTTCCGTTAATCCGTGTCTTAGAGGCTAAACCTGCTTCTATTCCTTCTCAATATGATAATTTAATATTTTCATCTAATCGTGTATCAAGTTTCTAAGGGGTTTTAAATGCACTCAGGTATTCTTATTCGTGGTCGTATTCTCGGTTCTCGCACTGCAAACCGTGATAATAATTCGCCGCAACATATTTTAGGCGTTGGCATTCAGAAAGCTGACGGTTTTGGCGGTACGACTCAGGATGTTGAGCAGGTTAAAATTCCTGACCAGCTTGTGCAAAGCGGCGTTGTTAATCAGATTAATTCGCTTATTGGCAAACTTTGCGAAGTACCGATTAATGTTCGTTCTTGGTCTATGAACGGCAAAAACGGCACTTCTTACACTCTGTCTTTTGAGTCCGGTATTCAGGAGATTGAAGAGCTGATTTATGTCAGATGAACTAATTCACGTAGTAATAGCTCTCGGCCTCGTTATTTCCTTCGGTTTGGGTGCTATTACTGCTGGGGTACTCCGATGATTGACTATGTTGGTTTATTCATTGGCGCTTATATAATGGGCTTCGCCCTTTTCTATGGCATAGGATTCTTTAAATCCATTGCTGAACGCATCGTTTAATTAAGGAATACACATGAGCGTTATTACTAAAGTTGCTGCTGCTAAAAACAAAATCGTTGTTGGTGCTGGCCTGCTGATGGCTTCTGCTGGCGCGTTCGCTGCTGATGACGGTACTTCTACCGCTACCAGCTACGCTACTGAAGCAATGAACAGCCTGAAAACTCAGGCAACTGATCTCATTGATCAGACGTGGCCTGTTGTAACTAGCGTTGCCGTTGCTGGTCTGGCAATTCGTCTTTTCAAGAAATTCTCTTCTAAAGCTGTTTAATATTCAGCGTTTTCAAGGGGCGCTATTGCGCCCTTTTTTTTTACTTTAATTCAGCTAAGGTGTAATTGTGAAAAGAAAAATAATAGCAATTTCTTTATTTTTATACATCCCTTTGTCTAATGCTGATAATTGGGAGTCTATTACTAAAAGCTATTATACTGGCTTTGCCATGTCTAAAACTGTTGAATCAAAAGATCAGGATGGTAAAACAGTTCGTAAAGAGGTTATAACTCAGGCTGATTTAACTACCGCCTGTAATGATGCTAAAGCCTCCGCGCAAGATGTTTTTAATCAAATGAAGCTAACATTTTCTGGTATATGGCCTGATTCTCAGTTTCGCCTTGTAACTGGTGATACCTGCGTTTATAACGGTTCGCCTAGTGAAAAAACTGAAAGTTGGTCTATTCGCGCTCAGGTTGAGGGTGATATGCAACGTTCTGTACCAGATGAAGAACCTTCTGAACAAACGCCAGAAGAAATCTGTGAAGCAAAACCTCCTATTGATGGCGTCTTTAATAACGTCTCTAAGGGTGACGAAGGAGGCTTTTATATTAATTATAATGGCTGCGAATATGAGGCAACTGGCGTCACTGTTTGCCAGAATGATGGAACTGTCTGTGCCTCCTCCGCTTGGAAGCCAACTGGTTACGTTCCCGAATCTGGAGAATCTTCCTCCTCTCCTGTGAAAGATGGTGACACTGGCGGTACTGGTGAAGGTGGTTCTGATACTGGCGGTGATACTGGTGGCGGTGATACTGGTGGTGGTTCTACTGGCGGCGATACTGGCGGTTCTACTGGTGGCGGTTCTACTGGTGGCGGTTCTACTGGTGGATCAACTGGTAAATCACTGACAAAGGAAGATGTAACCGCAGCAATACATGATGCTTCCCCTTCTATTGGTGATGCTGTTAAAGATTCCCTTACAGAAGATAATGACCAGAACGACAATCAGAAGAAAGCAGATGAACAATCAGCTAAAGCCTCTGCTTCTGTATCTGATGCTATCTCTGATGGTATGCGTGGCGTTGGTAATTTCGTTGACGATCTTGGCGGTGAGTCGTCGCAATACGGAATCGGTAATTCTGAAATGGATCTCTCCGTTAGCCTGGCTAAAGGGCAACTTGGAATTGATCTTGAAGGTCATGGTTCAGCTTGGGAATCCTTTTTAAATGACGGTGCTTTACGTCCCTCCATTCCTTCTGGTCATGGCTGTACTGATTTTGTCATGTTTCAGGGTTCTGTTTATCAGCTTGATATTGGCTGCGATAAATTAGGCGATATTAAGTCTGTATTATCTTGGGTTATGTATTGCCTTACCTTCTGGTATGTATTCCAGTCTGCTACTTCATTACTTCGTAAAGGTGAACAATAATGCCAGCTTTATTAGGTATTCCGGCTTTAATTCGTTTCATAATGGGGCTTGTGCCTCTTGCTATTGGTTATTTTGCTAAGTTCTTAGGCAAAATTATTACCCGTAATGGCTTGATGGCTGCTGCCTTGATTGGTGCGATCCTTTCATTTGTCACCTTTGCAATTCAGCTTTTAGGCGATGCTTTATCTTCTGCAATGGGCGGAATGCCTGCTGATTTTGGAAATTTAATGTCCTCTGTATTACCTGATGGTACAACAACTTGTATTACAGTAATTATAGACTACCAGATAGCGGTCTTTGTTTTCGATATTAAAGATCGCTTACTCGGCATTGCCAATAAGGTAATTTGATATGGCTGTTTATGTTGTTACCGGAAAATTAGGCGCAGGCAAGACGCTTGTAGCTGTATCGCGTATACAAAGGACTTTAGCTAAAGGTGGTATTGTTGCCACCAATCTAAATTTA